TAGCATCATACCGTTTACTGCTAGTGGTACTTGGACAAATCCCGGCGCTACCTATGTTGTAGTTAAATGCGTTGGCGGTGGCGGTGGAGCTGCTGGCTATTGCGAATCGGGCGGCGCAGGTGGATACTCTGAAGGTCTTTATAATATTTCTGGTGTTAGTACCGTAGCAGTTACCGTTGGTGGTGGTGGCGCTGGTGTCAGTTACTCTGCGGCAGCTGGCGCCGGCGGCACTAGTAGTTTTGGCTCATATGCATCTGCTACCGGCGGAAATGGTGCAAACACATCATACGGGCACTCCGGTGGCGCAGGCGGTACTGGGTCAGGCGGTCAAGTAAACTTACAAGGTGGTGGTGGATCGGGGCATACCAACAGTTCGGGTGCAAATACACAAGGACGTGGCGGATGGAGTTATTTTGGTGGTGGGGCAAGCCAAGTTAGAAATCACAGCAATAATTCATTATACGGAAGACAATTTATGGGTGCGCCGGGATCAGGCGGCCCAGGGCGTATGTCAGATGGATATTTTGAATATATGCCAACTCCGGGAGAATCCGGGCTAGTGGTTGTCTATGCATATAAATAGTTTAGGGATATAACAATGTTAAGAGCACTTTTACACGTACAAGAACCGGGTCGCATTTGCGATGTAGTCCAACCTGGACAAGAATTTGAAGTACACGAAAACTTTTCTTGGGTAGATGTACCAGACGGAACAACAACAGTTGACAAATATGACACAACCAATAACAGCATTATAAAATACGATCCGATGACAGTTGATGGGTTTGCTGAACGGGCGTACTTAATTGCCAGAACACTTGAATACAAAGACCTTGGTTACCAATTGGATATGCTATACCACGAATTAAGAACCACCGGTACCATTAGCAATACAGGTCCGTGGGCAACTCATATTACTAATGTAAAAACAAATATTCCAAAGGATGATCCTGCGGCCGTATATGCGTGGAATCAAGCCCGCTGGGCTGAAATGCAAGGTAATACCTCGCAATAGCAATTTAAACTTAAACTCAATTAACTATGAACTTCAATAAACGCTTTTCGGTAGCGCACTACGACCGTTTCCACGACAGTTATGATAGTATGTATTATACTATGATGAAAAACTCCGATCCGGCATATATTTCTAACATACACGATATTTACTTTGGCAAATACTTTCACTATACATACAATGGACAATTAAAAAAATGTGGCAATCCAATGGGTGTGGAAGCAAGTGATGAGCAGATTGAGTATTTGTTTAAGTTGCAGGAAGAACTTGGTGTTGAAATTAGTTTAACATTTAATACTGTTGAGGTACCACACGAAGTAGCATTTGATCACGCAATTACTCGACAGTTTGTAGAATGGATTGGCAATTATTACGATAGAGGCCTACGTAGTTGTACAATTAGTAGTGAACATATTATGCGTCTGGGTTGGCTGCAAGACCGTTGCCCAGATATGCGTTGGAAAAGTACAGTAAATCAAATTGTGTCTGATGCTCAACAGTTTATTGACTATGCGTACTTAGGTTACAATACAATCAATCTTGACCGTAGTTTAAATCGTAATATAAAAGAACTTAAACGTATAAAGCGAGCACAAGATTATCTTAACAGTAAGAATCCAGCAAAAAAAGTATTAACAGTATTGCTGGTAGCCGAAGCGTGTATATATCATTGTCCGTTTAAGAAAGAGCACGACTCTGTGGGTGAAGTTATTAGTACAAACTATTTTAAAGATTTTGCAGATTTAAGTTGTAATGCTTGGCGTGCTGCAGATGGCTTTGCCCAAAGCCCAAGATCTGGTGTAAACATTATAGCAACAGATTCTGCTACATTTAATCAATTTGCAGATCTAGTAGACATATTTAAATACTCAGGAAGATTAACAAATCCTGGGATCATACCAACCGAAGCCAAGTATATGAAAGCTGGTTGGTTTTATGCACCACCAAGTAAATTTAATCAAGCAGTATCCGAGTCAGGTAAGACCATATATGCAAATGATTTTAATGAAATTATTGATAATGATTTAGGTCCAATACACGATTGGGTTCCGGGTTGGATTGATACACGTTATACTACAGAAGATTGGCGCACAACGTACACGCCATACACAGGTATATGGGCAACTGATCCGGGCAAGAAGTTAGAAAAATTATTATTAAATTGTCGTAGTCAATGTTGGGACTGTCACGAATGCGAACGCACCTTTGGATTTGAGGATATAGATTCAGCATTACAATTAAGAAAGAACTTTATACCAAATGGGTGATATAAAGATATTTGATAAGATTATACCACAGGGGTATGCCGATCAAATCGAAGCAGATATTACTCGCACCGGCTTTCCTTGGTTTTATATTGATGATATTACTAATGCAAACTACGGTAACAATTCGGGGTTTGTACACGCCGCATATGACTACGGTAAAGAACCTAGCGAGTGGTATCCGTTTATTAAACCCATTGTATATGCTATAGCAGAAGCAAACGAAAAACCATTATTACAGTTACTTCGCATACGGATTGGATTTTTAACTACAGCAGAAGTAGTAGAACATAATACTCCGCACATTGATTTTACAATGGGGCACTATACAGCCTGTTATTATGTAACCGACAGCGACGGTGATACTGTAGTATTTGATCAAAGATTGGCAGAAGTCAAATCAACAAATATAACAGAACAGGTTTTAAAAGAATATGTTGAACAAACAACATTTACAGAAGCAGGACGATGCAGTCCAAAAAAAGGTCGACTGTGTGTATTTGATGGAACAAGATTCCACGCCAGTAGTAAACCAACACAACACGATCGCAGATTAGTAATCACGGTGAACTATGTATCATAATATAAAATCTATTTTAATTGTTGGCGGAGGGTCAAGTGGCTGGATGACTGCCGCAGCCATTGCTAAAAAACTTCCTAATATAAAACTAACCCTAGTAGAAAGTCCTAACATTCCAGTTATTGGTGTAGGCGAAAGTACTATTGGGCATATTAATCAGTTTTTTCATTTACTAGGACTTAAAGATGAAGAGTGGATGCCAGCCTGTAACGCAACGTACAAGACAAGTATTAAGTTTATAGACTTTAGAGAAAACCCTAAAGAGCAACCACATACATTCCATTATCCGTTTGGCCAATTTGATATGACTGATAAACCTAGACAGTTAATGGATTGGTTCTTATATCGTGCTGATCACCCAGAGTTAGATCCTAACAACTTTGCTGAGTTCTTTCACGACAGCATATTAATGACAGATGCTAACAAAATAACACGCAACGAAGATTTTAAAATTCGTGGATTTAAATTTAATTCTGATACAGCATACCATATGGATGCTGGTTTGTTTGGTGTATACCTACGTGATACGATATGTTTACCAAGCGGAATGACTCACATTCTTGACACAGTATTAGATGCTACACAAAACGAAGATGGTAGCATTAAAGAAATAATTACAGAAAACTTTGGACCGCTAAAAGCAGACATCTACATTGACTGTACAGGATTTAAATCATTTTTGTTAGAACAAAAGATGGGAGTAGAATTTAAGTCGTTTGGTGATACATTACAAAACGATAGTGCTATTGCTACTGTTATTCCTTACATTGACAAACAAAAAGAAATGGAAAACTATACTAGTTGTACAGCACTGGCTGCTGGGTGGGTATGGAATATTCCATTATGGCATCGCATTGGCACAGGCTATGTTTACAGTAGTAAGTATGCAACACAAGAAGAAGCAGAGCAACAGTTCCGCACACACCTGGCTAGTAATCGTATGATATTCCCAGATGCGGAACGTGCAGCTAACTGCGAAGTTAGACACATTAAAATCAAACACGGTGTACACGATCACGCCTGGGAAAAGAATGTAGTAGGTATAGGACTTGCTAACGGATTTATTGAGCCACTTGAATCCACTGGCCTAATGCTAACACACGAATGTATTATTAAATTTATTGCAACACTAACAATGCGTAATGGTGTTGTAACCCAGTTTGATGTTGATATGTTTAATCACGCTTTTAGTGAACAAATATGGGGATTCAAGGATTTTATCAGCGAGCACTATGCGTTAAGTATGCGTAATGATACACCGTATTGGAAAAAAGTTACAGGCGGAACACATTATAGTCCGGATATGAATAGTTTTACTCCGCGATTATATAATGGATATCCTGATTTAGCAACTAGACAGCACAGGTCTAGAGTGTATAGCACCGATATGAGTGGTATTGTGTATATTGCTGCAGGTATGGGCTATAACCCAATGGATCAATTGCACAAAGATTTTTTAGATATAAAATACTTAGAACGTTCTGGGTATGCTGACGAAGTTTATAATAACTGGCTAAAACATCGAGCAGAAGTATTAGAGCATATTGCCACATTACCAACTCACTACGAATTTTTACGTGATAACATATATAAACAGTAATTTCGATAAATATACAAATAAGGGCAATTAAAATGACAAACCTACAAAAAATTTATCGTTCTACTTACGCTGGGGAAACTATTATTTCTGCAATGACCCACGAAGGGCAAGAGTGGAAAACAGAAACAGAATATATTCCAAATAGTGTATTTTCAACGCATACTACTAATCAAGCGGTTGCAATTGGCAACGGTGAAAGTAGATTGCAGTTAGATCTTAACCATATTGCTAATCATAAAGGTGGTGTGTTAGCCGCCAACAAATTACAAAGTTACGGATGTAATGCATTTTACAGAGATTTTACCCCTGACTTTTTAGTTGCCACAGGCGAAGAAATTATTGAAGAAATTGCTAACTCCGGTTATACTAACGACAACATTGTATATACAGATGCATACCCAATTATTAAATATCCTGGTAAATTTTATCTAGTCCCACAAAATCTTTCATTAGATGCCGGCGCATTGGCTGTTTATTTGGCCTGCTTTGACGGACATAAAAAAGTATTCTTGATAGGCTACGACAACTACCACGGCGAAGAAATTACCAACAATGTTTACAAAGACACCAACGGATATCCCGCCAGCAATATAATCCAAAACGGTGTGGCATTTGAATTACACTTAACTCAAATTATGCAGACATATGATGACGTTGAATTTGTACGAGTAATGCCAACTGCGACTTGGTATGCTCCGCCTAGCTGGACTGATTTAGTTAACTTCCGTCAAGTTGATTATCGCGGCTTTACTCTAGAAGCAGATTTAGGTTAATTTATTTTAATATAGATTCTAACGTCTTTATTTTTTTTAACACAATATCAAAATTAAAACTACGCCACAGACCCGGATGCAAGGGTCTTGGGTAGTCATTTAACTCTACCCAACAGTAGCCACGATGCTCGTCGTTGAGTTCGGGCACAAATTCAGAATCCACTGTTACTAAAAATGTATAGTAAACAAATTTACGATTATCGGCTGTAAATGTTTCCAATGGAATAAATTTACGATTGGTATAGTCTTGTTTAATTTCTTCTTGGATTTCTCTAGTCAATGCGTGTATAACAGTTTCACCTTCGTCGACCTTGCCCCCGACAATGCCCCACGAGCCAGCGTGACGGCTTTTGTTTCTTAATAAGAATAGGTAGCGGTTGGTAGATTTAGCGTAAATTAATGCGCCAACTCCTTCGGTGTGTTGATTTGACATTATAGTACTAGTTGCCACTGTCCGGACGTATAAAGTCCTTCGTAACTTTTAATCCAGGCATCACCTGTCCAGCAGTATTGTACAGTGGTGGTTAAATTACTAATATATTGTACAGTATTAGTGGATTGACTGTCAAACGATACTTCCCAGTGGTCGCCCATCCATTCAATGATATCGTTGGCATTGGCTACCAACTTGTCACCTGTACCAGCCCAAGCAACTGCTGCATCACTTTCAACATCAGCAGTACCGATTGGATTTAAAATTAAATATCGTGTGCCTGCACTTGGTGATAATATATGTAACTGGTCAACATTAACAGTCATTGGATCAATAATAGCATCAACTGGATCTAACGTATTTGTTGGTAATGTTAACGGGTCGGGGGTATATAATAATTGTGTTTCATCTGTGGGATTAATAGCCACAGTACCAACAATTTGATGCGGTCCTGTTGGACTATCAAATGTTAAACGTACCTGACTGATACCATTGGTAAGCGTACCATATAAATTGGCCAAGTCTTTCCATCGTACTTTGGTACCTGCACTGGTGGGACTAACAGCACCTGCCTGATATAGTGTCAA